GGCGTAGCCTGCGATCAGGACGAGCGTCGGGGCGGCCATGGGCGTGGGTGCTTCGGTCACGGGATTAGAAGGGGACGCCTTCGGGGGGCAGCGGCTCTTCGGGAGCGGTCGGCTTCTGGGAGCCGCGCGGGTAGGTCATCTTGTACTTGTACTGAGGCTTACCCTGCCACTCGCCGTTGGCCTCGACCTCCACGCCGACGAGGATGGTCTGGCCGCAGGCGGGCTCGAGATACTGCATATATTCGGCAGGGGTCGCGTCCAAGCGGATCTCGTTGGTATACTTGCCGGAGAACTTGCCGACGAGCATGGCGAGGGCCTTGCCGTATTTGCTGGAGAAGTTCTTCGACAGGCAGAAGCCCTTGTCGTCGACGAAGAACAGGCGGCAGGACGTGGTGCCGTCCTCCCACTGTTTGACCTTCTCGAACTTGGGCTTGATGAGTTTCAGCTTGTAGGTGCCGTTCGTGCTGATGGACGTGAGCGGGGGGCGGTCGTTGTTATCGGTGGTCATGGTATTAGGCGAAGTTGATGTTGGTCGCGGCGCTAGGCTTGGCGGCGATGTCGATGGTGGTGATCTCGGTCTGGTAACCGGGCCAGTTGCCCGAGGCGGTGCAGTCCTTGTACAGGGTCAGCGCACGCTCGAAGTCGAAGGCGGCGCCGGTCATCAGTTCCGGCCCCAGCTCGTAGACCGCGTGGGCGTAGGGCGGCTCCTTCTCGACGGCGATGAAGCGGAAGCCTAGCACGCGGCACTTGTAGGCCGACTCGACGGCGTGCCGGTAGAAGTAAGCCTGGAGGGCGTACTTGTATTTGCGGACGGACTGCAGGAAGCCGTGACTTGAGGCATCCTCGCAGGTCTTTAAGTCATATATATACCCGTCGTCGGAGATGCCGTCGATGGCGCACTTGACTAGGGTATCGCCGATGAAGGCGGTGAACATCACTTCGGTCTTCGAGAGGACGATGCCGTTGTTCTTCATGCAGACAGCGGCGGAGTTGGCCACGGCGTCGACGAGGGCACCCTCTTCGGCGGTCAGGATGGCCTTGCCTTCGTTGGCGGTGACGAACTCGGCCCACTCGGCCTTGCCTTCCTTCGTGCGCTTGTCCACGTCCGGGGCGATGGCGTGCGTGGCGTTGTATGCGTCCAGCCCTTCGAGGGCCAGCTTGTGGACCGCCGTGCCTACGCGCAGGGCCTTGGACTCTTCGCGGGTGCGGGAGAGGTAAGCCTGGTAGTGGGCGGGGGACTTGAGCAGTTCCTTCGCGCCGGATTGGTTGAGCGCTTGGATGCCGTCATAGATGACGCGTTCGGTGATGAGGTCGGGCATGGGTATGTTATTGGGTGTTGGTGGGAAAGGTCAGAGAAGAGCCATGATGGCGTCGGCCTGATCGGGGCGGCGGCGCTGGATGGCGGTGATGCACATGGTCGAGCCCACGGTGAAGCGGGAACAGGCGACCGGGCGGCTGGCGTAAGTCTTGCATTTGCCAGAGCCGGAGAGGTGCGGGCATCGGGCAGGGACTTCGGCGAAGGTACTGCCAGCGATATGGAAGACCTCGCCGCGGGCGGAATAGAACTCGGTCGAGGTCGGGCTAGGGCTGATAGGGAGCATGATGCTTTCACAGCACGCACCCTTGCAGAGTTCACAGGCTGTCATCTTCGGGGCTGGCTTTTTCGACGCTGGCGGAGATGCGGCGCACGTCTTCAAGGGCGGCCTCGGCGGCGTTCTCCATGGCCTCGAGCGTATTCCGCAGGACGCGCAGCTGGACGACGAGGACGTGGACGCGGTCATGGAGCGGCTTGACCTGGGCGGACTCATCGGCGGTGTCGATGTGATCAGTGAAGACCTGAAGTTCGGTGATGGCCGAGCGGTTGAGGCCGTCGAGCGTGATGATGTCGGCGTCGTGCTGTTCATAACGTCCGGCGATGTGCTGGACCGTGGCAAGCGAGCCTGTGATGTTCTCGACGAGGCGCTTGATTGAGTCGCGGTTGGTCATGAGCGGGTGGGCGTGAAGGTAAGTTCCTTTATCTCCCCATTAGGGGCAAGCGTAAAGAAACGGACGGCGGAGCGGGACAGGGACGGGTAGGTCTTGCGCTTCCATGCGTTGAGGTCGGTCAGGAAGTCGGCGTGCTTGCGGGCCGTCAGCTCGACGTACGGGTAGCCGTCCAGCAAGAGGAGCAGGGCGTACTGCTTCGGGACGGTGGCCGCGATCCGTTCGATGCCCTTGGGGATGGTGCTCATTTACCGAACCGGGCTTCTTTCCATTTGGCGACGGTGGAGGTCATGATGGCCTTGGAAATCTGGCAGGTGATCATGCCGGAGCCGAGGATGTCCTCCATGACTCGGGCCAGTTCGTTTCCCGCGTAGCGCAGTTCCCCGATGGTCTTGGTTTGGTTCTCGCAGCGCTGTTCGGCACGGCGGCAGGCATCAGCCCAGAACTCCTCGTTGTTAGGCATGGTTGCGGGCTTTCCTCCATTCATCTAAAGCTTCTACGAGTTCAGTAGCGTTGATTCGCTGGGCATTACGGACGCAATACCACAAGATGTCGCCAGCTTCGCGCATGGCTTGAAGGCGCTCCTCAAGCTGCTTGATGCGTTCGTTATTAGAAAAGTAGCACTTTTCAAAAGAAGCCGAGTTTTCCTGAGTATCTTTTAAGACTTGTTCACTTACCTTAAGGCGTTCCTCCAGCTGCTTGATGCGGGCGTCCTTGGCGGCGCTCAGGTTCTGATTGTGCAGGGCCCCCATCACGGCGGAGACCGGGTCGAAGGGGTCGAAGTCAGGCTTGCTCATTTGGTCAGGGGGCGGGGGGTGGGGGAGAAGGCAGGGGCGGAGGTCGAAGAGGGCGTAGAACGGAAGCCAGAGGCCACGGCGCCGTCGTCGTCGAGGTCGACCGAGATGCCGCACGCGGTCTGGATGGACTGGCGGCGGATGTAGGTGATGGCTCCGCCGATCTGCTGGGCGGTCAGACCCTCGGCCTTGACGAGCAGGGTGCCGAACTCAAAGCGTTCGCCAGAGCTGTGGAGGAAGGCGGTGGAGACGCCGACCTTGCCCTCCTGGCTGACGAGCGTCTGGATCAGAGCGAGGTCGTGGTCGAGGAGGACCGGCTTGATGGCGTCGAGCAGCGCGTCGAGGGAGACGTACTTGGCTTTGAAGGCCGGGTTGATTTTGTTGGCCTTCACGTTGTCCAGGGCGGCGAGCGCTTGGACGAGGGAGGCGGTGGCGGAGGAGGGCGTGGGTTTGGTGCTCATGGTGGAGATTATTTAGTAGCTTCGGCCTTCGTGACTTCACCGGCCTTGATGGTGGCCTCGATGTCGGCAAGGGACATCCGGGTGTAGTCGGGGACGAAGAGGTTGTAGTAGGTCACGCCGTTGCGGACGGTCGGGGTCAGGAGGCGGGCGACCTTCTGATCGGGTAAAACGATGTATGACGAGTCCGCGATGATGCGGTAGTCGGCGGGGAGTTTGGAGTCTTTCTTCATTAGGTTAGGAGATTGGTGCAACGTGCAGGACTTTCACCTGCTTTAAATCACATCGCCGCGGGCGTAGTGTGATATCGGGTTAGGTACCCGGTGCTTCGTATTTTCAGCTCTACGTTGCGTAAATGGTTTAGTTGATGGCGCCGCGGGTGGCGGAATCGAAGATGAGGAGGGCGTCGGCGTTCCAGAGGGTGACGTCGACCGAGGGGAACAATTCGGCAGCCCGGGCCTTCAGTTTGTTCTTCCACTGGGTCGTGGTCAGTTCGCCCTTCGTGCCACAGGTGTGCGTCTTCTGCCAGATGGCCGGACGGATGCGGTGTATCTTCCAGCCCATGGCGACGGCGGCGCCGTAGAGGACGCCGGTGTTCCACATCAGTTTACCAATGGCACTGCCCGGGATGTTCTTGCCGGCGAACAGCGGGGGCTCCTCGAGGTAGAGGCTGACGTCCTTGGCCTTGCAGCTGAGATCGGCGAGCAGTTGGCAGACCTCGACGTCAGAGCCGGGCATCTTAGCGCACTCCACAGGGTCGCCGTCTGCCGACCAGACGATGCCGCCGTTCACGCCAGGGTCGATTGCCACGATGAGATGAGCCACGGCAAGACCCTTTAACGCGGCTTGGCTAAGGACAAGCGGAAAAGGTTGGCCACGCGGAAAGCGTAGCCGTTCGCCCGGAAGCCTTGGGAGCGGGCGGCGGTCCAGCCGAGGTTCCAGACCACGGCCATCTGTTCGGGGGTCGGGTCGGTCATGCCAAGGCGGTGGAAGTTCGCCCTGATCCAGCGGAGGTGGGAAGCGGCGACCATGTCCTGCGCCGTAGCGTCGCGCCACTTAGACCAGGGGAAGGCGTAGTGGCCCTCGGCCTTGAGGCGGGCGGAGGCGTCGTCCCATGCCTGCTTGCCCACCTGATACATGCCACGCTCTCCGGCCTTGCCGATAGCCTTGCGGTTGTGGCCGGACTCGACCGCGGCGACGGCCTCGAGGAAGGCGGCGTCGGTCTTGGCTTGAGCGTTGAGCCCGAGGAGCAGCAGGGCGACGACTGAGAAGCGCTGGTTGAGGGTCATACGCGTCTCGGGACTTGTGATCCGGCGACCTCGAAGCCGTCGAGCTCGTAGGAGTACTGGATGCCGACCCAGCCACCGGCGGCGGCGTAAGCCTGGAGCGATACCTTCACGGCGCCGTCCTCGTGCAGGGCTTCGTGATAGTGGTGCAGGAGTTTCTTCATGCGGCCGGAGGCGATGGCGGTCTTGTTTGAGCAGATGTCCCCGGTCATGATGCGCTCGTTGATTTCGTAGATTTCGGACAGCAGGGCGACGATGCCGTCGAGGTGGCGGAAGGAACTCATTTGGCGTTAAGTTCGGTGACGCGGGCAATCGCCTTGGCCGGGTCGGTCTCGTAGACGTAAGACTTGCTCGGTCCGTCATAGAGCAGGCACTTGCCACGATAAGGCACATCGGACTTTGCCCGGTAATAGTGCGAGTCCGTGTCATTGAAGTAGTACGCCATCTGTCCTTCAGCAACAAGGTGAGGCAACAGTTCCCAGCGCGGGCGGGTAGTATACTTGCCGCGCAGCAGATCGTCCTGCCTATCGCACAGGGCCTTGAGGGCCGATGCGTTGCGGTGCAGCTGACGGGCCATGTTCCAGGGGAAGAGCCACCAGAGGCGGGGGAGGGAGTCGGGTCGGATGATGGTCATGGGTTGGTAGGGGCGATGGGAAGGGTCAGGCATGGGTGGACTGAATGGCTTTTGCTTTAGCGATGAGCGCACGGCACTTGAGGTAGTAGGCTCGGCGGTAAGCCTTGACCTTCTCCGGGTTTGCCTTCTGCCACTTGACGACAGAAGCGAGGTGCCTGCCAGGGTTAGCCTCGCGCCAGACGCGGTGCTTGATTGCGGCAATTTCCTTGTCGGTCATGGCGGTTACTTCTGGCGGCGGTACGGGCCGCGGCGGTTGAGGTTGACCCACTGCGTCCCGGTGATGTCAAGCCACTGGCGGAGGGTGCAGACGGTCGTGTCCAGGGCGGCGGCGGCATCGGCCTGAGACTTGCCAGCGGCGTTGAGCGCGGCGATCTGCGGGAGGATGGCCTGTAGGCGTCGGGCGGCGTATTCGGCCATCGGGCGCTTGAGGGGGATGACGCGACCGGCGAAGGTCAGCGTCTCGGTGTAGGGGTGGTTTGCGTTGGGCATGGTGGGAGATTAGGCGAGGTGCCAGCAGAGGATGGTGACCTTGGGGTTAGAGTGCGAACCAGCGTCCCGGTACTCGACGACCTGGTCATATCGGGAGCAGACGTCGGCCTTGGCTTTCGCGGTGACGTACTTGTTGAAATCGCCTGCGGTGGGCTCGCTCGCTAGGACGACGAGTTGACCGCGGGCGTGGTCGATGCCATACAGGGCGTATGAGCCGAGGCCCTTGACGGAGCCGTCTCTGTCCTTGAGGCTGGCGGCCTTGCGGAAATCGATCGCCTTGCGTTTGAGGAGTTCGGTCATGGCCTTGTCGGAAACGAGTTCGGCCTTGGGTTTGGTGGGGGTGCTCATGTGTGTGGGTGGAAATTAGCGGTGGCTGCGGACGGCCTTGGCCTTGACCGGCTCGGGGCCGTTGATGGCGCGGGCCAGTTCAGGACCGCAGAAGGTGACGACGGCCAGCCAGCCGAAGATGATGAGGAAGGACAGGGTGATGAGGGCTTTCATTGGTGGTGCGTCAACATCCTTGGCGGACTGTTCCGCATTCGTCAAGCACCTTTCCGCAAATACCCTGTGACCCCATTGAAGAGGTCAGGGATTTTAAGCCCTCGGGTCACGGAGGCCCGCCATGATGAGCGTACCCCTATCCGACTAAAGGATGACTCCCGCGTACCTTTCGGCAGAGGCAGGAGCCGTTATGCGTTCCACTATGCCCCTAGGGTCGCCTCCGTCAAGGGGCAATAGACCCCTCTGGCTTGCCCTAGGAAGCCTTTTGACGGCGGGAGCGTAAGAAGACCGCCACCCCTACCCCTAGACACCCCACGGCCAAGGCCCAGCCAAGGTCGCGGACGGACTTTAGGGCGAGGGTCGCCGTGCTCATGTTGCGCTCAAGGTCGGCGGAGTCGGACTTCAGGCCCGCGTCCGTGACGATCATGACCAGGGCGTCGGTCGACTGCAGTTGGTCGAGGACGTACCCGGCGATGTAGGCGGACGCAAAGGCGGACACTCCCGCGAAGGCCGTGATCAGGGCGACGGCCAGCAGAAGGTTATCGCTTCCGCTTTGCTTTGCTGGCTTTGCCTTTCCCATGGGGTTTGAGTTTGGCGGTGACTGCGCCGACTTCCTTCTCTCCGCGGGCCTTGATGTAACGCATCAGGTAGTCCAGGCATTCGGGGGCCGCGTAGCCAGCCGCACCGACGACGGCCATCCGCAGGCCCGGGCTTTGGATGTGGTCTTGGATGCCGTACCCGACCAAGGCCGCGGTGATCGCGGCGGCGAGGACACGGCGCACGACCCAGCCCAGGGACACAGGTTCGGTCGACAGCAGCAGGCGGGCCGTCATGGCTAGGCCGCCAAGGACTGACGCGACGACGCCGTCCTTCAGCTCTTTCGGCAGGGACTCTGGGTCGATGGGCGGAGGGGGAGGGCTCACGAGATGCGCGGGGGCTTGGAGTTGGGGGCGAGCAGGACGCGGCGGTAGTCCTCGGCCCAGAGCATCTTGGCGAGGGCTTTGCCGGCCTTGTCCACTTCTCCTTCAGCGAGGCCGGGGAATAGCAGATGGACCTGCTCGTGGCACAAGACCTCGAGCTGACGCTTCGCACCTAGGCGGGGGTCAATCTCGATGAGGTCTTCGCCGATGGTCGCCTGACCCCAAGCACGCTCGCGGCCTAACTTGCGCCAGACGACCTTGACTGGCTTAGGCTTGCGGCGGGACATCGTCGGAAGGTTTGTTGACGGAGTCGCGTACCTTGTCGGCGAGCCACCAGAGCCCGAGGCCGGAACAGACCAGGAGCGTGCCGGCGGCGATGTACTCGAAGTACGGCGAGTCGATGATGAAGGGCACCGATCCGCAGAAGGCGCCGCAGAGGAGCAGGGGCAGACCGATGCGCGGACCCATGAAGGCGGTGGTCAACGCACCGACGACGGCGAGGCCGGCACCGACGAGCGTCCATGTCTGGGCGGAGGCGTCCTTCTTCACGCGCTCGACCTCCTTGGTCAGTTCGACGATGCGGGCATCCTTCAGCTGCGAGACGCGGAGGGCTTCGGCCTGCTGGGTTTCGAGTTTCTCCCATGCCTTGGTCACGGCGGTAGCGAGTTGACGACCAAAGGCCATCTGCTTCTGGTAGTCCACCGGGTCGGCCTTGGTAGCCCGGGCCATTGCGAAGGCGATGTCGGACTCAGGCGGGGCGGGAAGATAGGACTGGGCCAGACGAGACTCGGCGACCACGACCTTCGGCTTATCGGCGTTGCGCTCGATTGCCACGAGGGCCGAGGCTACGCGGTGATCCGTCTTGTCGAGGTCTTTGCCGAGCGTGGCGACGACGTCAGGCTTCGTCGGGCCGGGAGGCTGGACGGGCAGGGGCTCCGCGTCTCCCTTGCGGAACAGACTGCACCCAGCCAGGGCCATGACGGCGATGACCAGAAGCAGGCGCATGGATTAGTCGCGACCCTTGAGGGCGTCGAGGGCGGCCTTGCCTTTGGCTTCCAGTTCGGACGCCTTGGCGGCGTGCTTGCGGAAGACGAGAGCACCGGCGACGAAGCCGACGAGGAGGGCGAGGAGGTGGGTAATCATGGGAGTCGAGGGGCGGAAGGGTCGAAGATTTCAACGCGAACGAGAGGGCCGAGGTCAACGGGTGTCTGCGGGGTGTCAAAGGTGACGGTGACTGAAGCCGAATCGCAATCCATGTCTTCGCCGTTCATCTGTGGGAAGACGGCCTTGGCGAGTTCAGCGCCGTTGGCGATGTAAGCGCCGATCATCGTGATGCGGTAGGATGTGCTCATAGATTATTCGGTGTAGAACCAGCCGCCGTTGCAGTTCATAACCTGACGCACGCCAGGGGTGGCTACGGCTTCGACTTGTTCGCGGTAGCAAGCGCTGCCCGATGCGGTCGCCGTGGTCGGGCCAGCGGTGGTCGTGGCGGCCTGCGTGCCGTTGATGTAAAGGGTGACGTTCCCGGTGCCGTCGGAGTAGATTTGCCAATGGATGCCGCCGCCATCTGGGACGGTAACAGAAGAGGCCACGTCAGTCAGGGTTGTTCCGTTGTGAACCGTTAGAGATACCGTGGAAGCAACGCCTCCAACTTTCTTTAGGCCGATACCTTTAAGGGTCATGTTCCCGGTCGTGTTGGTCGAGTATCCACCGAGGCTGATGCGGCAAATCGTGTTAGCGTCACCGATGTAGCTGGTTCCGCCAGTCCATCCCATGCAAGCATAGCCAGAAATCCAAAGCTTCTTGGAAAAGTCGACTTGGTCGGCCTTGGCGGTGCTCGTTCCGAAGCCAGCGTTTGTTAAGCCGACAGCGCCAAAAAGGTAAGCGCTACGGCCTACGGCAAGTGTGGAGAGATAAACCTGACGGGAAAAACCCTGAGGGTTGCTTGTAGTTGAAGCGCCCGATCCGCTGGCCGATGCCGCATTAATAAACGCCAGAGTCTGCAGCCGAGGGTTAGTCAGCACGAAACCCTGATTGCTAGGAGCCAGCGCCGTGCTGGTCGAGGTAGCCGCAACGACCTGAGCCGTCGTCGCAAACGCCGGGACCGCCGCCGTGACGAACGCCGTAGTCGCCAGCGCCGTGGTGTTATTGCCAGCGGTCTGCGTGACGCCAGTCGTGCCAGTCGGCAATGAGGGGGTGCCGGTGAAGGTCTGAGAGTTGATTGCCGCCAGCCCCAGCGTCGCCGCCGTCTTGTTCTTCCAGAGGTCGGTCGAGGACTCGTAGGCCAGCAGGTCGTTATTCGCCAGCGTGCCGAGGGCCACGTCGTGGATTTCTCCCAGCTCATAACCGTTCTGGACAGCGACGAGAATGACGCCCTGAGTCGGGTGAGCGCGGACGCAGATGCCGACGTAGACGAGGTGCTGGGGGGCGGAGGGCTTGGTGGTCGTCCAAGTGCCAGCGGTAGTCGGGGAAAGGTAGAGCTGGACGCCTTCGGTCAGCGCTGACGTGTCGATGTTCTCAAGTTCGCCGCTGACGATGACGTAGCCCGTGCCGTTGTTGGCGATGGCCGTCTTCGTAAAGCCAATGGTCTGGGCCGAGTTCGCGTCGTTGTTAGCCTGGGCCAGCGTGATCAGCGGCTTGTTGCCCGTAGCGCCGGAGATGTAGACGATGGAGCCGGCAGGGATGGTCGAGCCGGACTGGTTGCGGACTTCGACCTCGAGGTTCTTGGCGACCGCCGTGCCACCGAGGAGGCCAGCCTGGACGAAGGCCGTGGTGGCGATGGAGGTGTCGTTATCTCCGAAGGTCGGGGTCGGGGCCGTCGGGTTGCCCGTGAAGACAGGGGAAGCGAGAGGAGCGTACCCAGTCAGGGCATCGCTGGTGATGTAGCCCTGAACCTTGACGAAGGCGGTCGTGGCAATCGACGTATCGTTGTCGCCAGAGGCCGGTGTCGGCGCCCTTGGGTCTCCCGTAAAGACAGGCGAAACTTTCGGCGCAAAGCTCGTAGTTACCCACGACTCCGTGGCGATGTTCTGCGTCTCGCTTTCCAAGAAGACCCTGAACTTAGAAGGTGTCAGACCCTCGTCGTCGTAAACCCACAGATCGCCGTCCACCTTGTCGGTGGGTTCAGTTTGGGTGGGGACGATATTGAACCCTGGTATAACTACGACTTCGTCTCCGGTAATGCTAGGGACGCTGACGCGGCCCGTAAAGTCAGCCCCCGAAAGCAAGGCGTAGTTGCCGAGGTTTAGCGTCACCCAGTCGGTGTTGTAGTTCGTGCCGTCAATCTTCTGGAGGTACTGGCCAGCCGTGCCGCCAGCAGGAACGCCCTGACCGGGGGCTCCGGCCGCGCCCGCAGGCCCAGGGACGCCGACGCTACCAGTCAGGGTGCCAGGGACGATGCCCGAGATGGTCCCCGAGATGGTGGACTGGTCGGCGGAAAATACCCCCGAGATGGTCCCGAAGGTCGAAGCCGTCGAGGTGATCGTCGCGTCAGGCATGGCTTAGACGGTGACGCTGTCGATGACGTTGACGCGGAAGAGTTCGGTGCGCGAGATGGTCGAGCCCGGGAAGACGAACTTGATGTCCCACTTGCCGAGGCCGATGGCCCAGTCAGCAGTCGAGCCCGGGTAGGTCACCGTGAAGGACAGGCCGTCGCCGGCCTTGGTCACCGTCATCGCGTAGACGTTTCCTTGGCGGTCTTCGAGGGACGAGCTAAGGGTCGTGGTCAGCAGGTTGGCCGGGCCCGTCGCCCCGGGCGTCCAGGTAAAGGTGCAGGCGAAGGTGTTACCCTGCGAGACGGTTACTTGATTAGTGCAGCTCATCGGGTCTTAACCTTGCCCCGATTGGAAGGGGGGGGTCAGGTAATCGGAACAAACAGCCCGATGTCCACGATCGTGTACGTCGAAGGGCTCGGAGTCAGGGTCTGATAGTCCGGGGGGTCGAAGGCGGCGTTGACGATTGCGTAGGCTTCTGCCGAGTCGTTTATCACGTCTTCACCGATAAGCACGGACTCATACCTGTCGTCAAAATTGATGCCAGCCAAATAGAAGTCCGTGTCGTCAATCCGCATGGTCAGGTCGGCAATCGCTAAAGACGACGTCAGGCCGCGCTTAAGCAGACCTTTCCCCTCCTCGCTTTTAAACGCAATGCCGGTGTCTGGGTACACCTCGTTACCGTCATACCTGGACGGAGGGCTATTCTGGATGACGGCGCCGCGGAGCTTGGCCCAAGTATTGATGCCGACCACGTTGTCTCCGATGACAAAGGCCATTAGATGCGGGCGTAATAGTACTGCGCCGTGTCAGTCCCCAGCTTGATGCGGTCGCCCCACAGTGATCCTGTGACGTACTGGTCGACGGAGTAGACTCCGCTGCCAAGCGCGTTGACCTTAGCCAAGAGGACATAGCCATAGGTGTCAGTGTCGGCAGGCAAAGCCCCACCAGTATTGAACACCGTCGGATATGGGTCGTCTGGGTCATAAGGATCAATAGGAGCCTGAGCCGGGAAATCGTTGGTCGAAGGGTCGGGGCCGGCTCGGAGGTAGATGAAACAGGACGAGGTCGACGCAAAGTCGAGCCGTAGTATGTACCCAGCAGTCAGGTCGTCCAAGTACTCAAAGACCTCCTCCGCTTCGTTGTATA